AAGGTTAGGATTTACTGTAGATAAAATTTCAGCTAATTCTGTTGCACCTGTTTTTGGTTGAACTGTAGGTTCTGGTACATATGTATCAACTATAGGAGCTAGGGGAATATTATAAGAATTTGTCATGTTTAAAGTTTGTTATTCGCCCAATCATAAGTTAAAGCTTGACTTCCAGCCCCTAATGCAATTTGTGTTATAGAAGGAATTTGACTGTAAGCTTGATTTACTCTACTTTGACCTGCACTTATTCTTCTACCAAGTTCTGCATCATAGCCTTGAACTTGTAATCCTAAATTTCTTCTTTGTGCTGCACTGCTCATATTTAAATTATTAACAACATTACCTCCTTCTCTTTGAGCTTCTCCTCTTAAGGTTGATAATAAGTTACCACTAATACCACTTGCTTCTATAGATCCTAGTTTTCTTCTTGCATCAAGCGTAGCTTCTTGTCTTTTCATAGCAGTCTCGGCTTGTTGCTGTTTAAAATTTTGACCAGCAGTAGTAACTTTTAAATTTCTAGCTGCGTCTGCTGCTTTTACATTAGCTGACTCTGTTTCATATGTTTGTCTTGCCTGTTGTTGAGCAGCATTTCTCATGGCCAATCCAGAGAAAAGACTTAGACCTGTTGCTATGGCTGGTAATACTGCACACATTTAGGCAATCCTCATAAATTCATAGAATGGTTTGTTATGCTCTCCATATTGTGCGTGGTAATTAATAAATGTAAAGCCCAAGCACCTCAACCACTTTATAGCAGAATCATTTTCCGCATATACCATATTGTATAACAATTTATAATTTTTCAACAGACTATCTACCCATTGTCTGCCTTGCCTTATAAGTTGTATTTTATATTTTTTATTTGTAAATAATTCATCAGTTGCAACCATCCATATACAACCATCAGAAACAACACCACATAAACCAATAGGATTACCATCATCATCAGCTATTGCCATATTGTCTTTTGTATATAAATAAGAAAGTTTTATAGCATCTTCTGGTTTTTGTCCTGTCTGATAAAAAACTTCAATTTTATCCATTACCCTTAAATTATCTACGACATGATTTAAGTCTTTTAAGTTTGCTTTTCTTAAATATCCCATTATCTTCTGTTTGACCTTATATAGAAAAATGCTTCATATTCAGCACTTGTTAAGTTTGTAGGTAAAAAACTATTATTCTTTACATCTATTGTTACCTTATCTGCTCTAGTCATTACAGGAACTTTAAATGTACCTGTGCTTAATAAATTCACACTACCAACTAAAGCATCACGATCTACTCGTTCTTTAATTGTTCCTAATAAAGAAGTAAATTCATAAGTTGAAGAATTTTGTACGTTTGATTCATTAGTTAAAAACTGATTAGCACCTTGAGGTATAACTTCTACTTTCATAAATCCTGTATCTTCAAATTTTAAATAAAAATGTTTGAGTTGCAACCTACCACTAATCAATTCATTAGCTGAACCTGCTGACTCAGTAAGTCGTTGTTTTGCAAACCTATAGTGCATTTCGTAAGGTTCACCAATAATAAATCTTGCGTGTCTAAGATCACCTGGTACAATAATATTTTTATTAGTTCCAGTAACATTTGTTCCACCAAAGTCATGGCCTGGTACAGCAAATCTTTGATTACCAAAAAAGTCAATAAAAAATGGTGATAA